GTGGTGAGGACGAGACCGTTGTCACGGTGGCCAAGCACTTCGACAGCCACGCCAAGGTGCTCAAACAGCGTTCGTTCTCGTTCTCGCTACACCAGGCTCAGATCGACGCCGCAGACGCTGCTGAGCGCATGTTCCTCGAGCACGGCGGGCGGAAGGAAGAGGATGATTTCGTCGTGGACTCGCTGGGCGTGGGCTCAGGCTGCGCCGGCGAGCTCTACCGTCGTGGCTATCGCGTGGTTCGATATCGGGGCGGCGACGCCTCGGACATGCCCGAAAAGTGGCGCAACCGGCGTACACAGTCGTATCTTGTCGCTCGCGACGCATTCCGCGACGGGCTTATCTCTTTTGCTGACGATGCAATCGACGACATTGAAGAACTGGAGGCACAGCTCTGCAGCGTGAAGCGCAAAATCGTCGGCGACGATAGGTTGGAGGATCTGGTCACGCGCGAGGAAATGCGCCGGGAGGGCATCAAGAGCCCGGATCGGTCTGACTCGCTGGTCATGCAGTACGCGACGCAATCGCCGATTTTTGGCGGCCCGTCCACTGCCGTTGAAACCGCCGTCACACAAAGCACCGTGCTGGATGGGCTGATGTGATGGGCTGGCGCGACTTCTTCCGCTCCAAGGCTCCGTCACTGAGCGATACCTACCGGGATCAGCCAACGGATGTCGTCGTCACGCACGACGTCAACCAACATTGGCAGTCGATGCTGGACGGCAAGCGCTGGAATCCCGATGTCAAGGGATTGCCGATCTACAGCAAGATGCTCGTCGATGAGCAGGTCAAGAGCGTCACGGAATTCAAGCTCAACGCGATTCTCGGGCGCGGCTATCAATTCAAGTTCCCGGGCAAGACGAAGCTCAGCAAGACCCAGCAGGCCGAGCGCATTGACGTCTTCGAAACCGTGTTACGGCGCATGCGCGGCTCATTCGTGGATGCGGTGGAAGGCATTGCGAGCGGTCGAGAGTATGGATTCTCCATCACCGAGAAGGTGTACGCCGACATCAAGGTCGAATCGAAGACCTACACCGGCATCAACATGCTGCTCACGCGTGAGCCGGGCTCGTTCGAGTTCTATGCGGACGATTACGGGTTGCTGAAGAAGATTGAGCAGCGCACGAACAAGGCAGCAGTGATCCCGGTGGACCGGGACAAGGTCATCCACTACGTCCACAAACCGAAGTGGGATCTGATCTATGGCCGTTCGGAACTGCGCAGCGCCTATCGTTCGTGGTATGCCAAGGATCAGCTAGTCAAACTGTGGCTGCTGCACCTGGAGAAGTTCGGCTCAGGCGTGTGGAAGGCCACCCAGGATGGCGATAGCAATCTGAGCCCAAACTCGCGCGAGTACACGGCGCTGCAAGCCGCGCTGGCCAACGTGCGAGCGCTCTCATCCATCATTCTGCCCAAGGGCGTCACGGCCGAGATCGAGTTCCCGGCGACGACCGACCAGTACGAACGTGGACTGCAATACTTTGACTTGGGCATCGCCAAGAGTCAGTTGGTCCCTAACCTGCTGGGGCTGTCCCACACTGGCCAGACAGGCGCTTATTCCCAATCGCAGACGCAGTTCGAGGCATTTTTCTGGACGACTAGCGCGGACGGTAGTCGGTTGGCTGAGTGCCTGAACGAGGAATTGTTCCGCGACTTGGGTGACCAGAACTGGGGCGATGATGATTATCCGGCGTTTTGCTTCAAGCCGTTGAGCCTGGAGCACCTCAAATGGGTGTTCACAGCCTGGAAAGACATGCTTGGCATGAAGGCCGTGATTGCAACCGAGGAAGATGAACGTTTCCTTCGTCAGTTGCTCGAAATGCCCGAGCGCGACCCGGACGCTGAGCCGCTCGTCGATCCTATGGAGGATCGCCAGCAGACGCACACGGAAGAGCAGGCGGAGGTCGCGAACGAGCGCGCAGACAAGGAAATGTCTCTGCGCGAAAAGGAAGCAGCCAAGAAGGCCATGATGTCCATGCAGACTCAGCTGGACGAGATCAAGGCCAAGCTCACCTCAGCAGTCAACGTCACCGTACACAACCCGGCGTCGCCGATAGCGGCCACACCTACCCATGTCGATCCAGCCGATCACGGCAACGACCGGGTTGTCCCTCATGGCGAACTGCGATCGTGCACGCTTGAGCAGTTCACGCGCGCATCCATGCGGGTGAATTTCTCGGTCATCGAGAAGCGCACGGACGACTTCGCGCAGTCCGCTATTCCGATGCTGGCCATGATCGTGGCCAAGGCTGCACGACGCGCGCTGGGCGACGACACCAACATGGGCGCACTGATCGACGAAGACCCTTCTGACGTTGCGACGGTGGATCTGAGCGGGGCGGACAGGGGCAAGCTCAAGAGTGCCTGTCGTGATCTGCTCGTGCAGTCCTGGACGCTGGGCTCGGATCTGGCCAGCAATGAGATTCAGCGCGCGCGGGGTGAGCGTATGAGCTTTGCGGCTCGTAAGGCCATGTTCGTGAGCCTGCGCGATAACGCCGCGGCTTACTTTGAGACGCAGTCTTTCCGCATGGCTGGCGATGCGTCCGACCAGGTCAAGAAGATCATCCAGCAGGAACTGCAAAACGGGATCAAGTTCGGCAAGACCATCCCGGAAGTGCGAATTGCGATCTGGGAACGGCTGATCGATAAGGGTTTGACGACGGTCGCGGCGGTGCTGGGCACGGAAACATCGGAGCCGGTTGTATCGGCGCTGAACGATCTCGGGCTGCCAGATGTCGTGGATGTGGCGCCATACCTCAACACCTTGGTCCGGACGAACACGTTTGAGGCACTGAACGAGGCTCGCTATGCCGAGTTCACCGATACCGCAGTGGCTGATTTCGTCGAGGCGCTTGAATACGCCGCTGTTCTTGACTCCTCAACCACAACAATTTGCCGAGAATTGAACGGCAAGGTATATCGTGCTGATTCGCCGAACTGGGACAGCATCCGGCCGCCGAATCATTTCAATTGCAGGTCCGTGCTGGTGCCGGTGACGGTGATTGATGGTTGGGATGGGCAGGAAAGTCCGCCGACCGATGTGCAGCCGGCAGAGGGGTTTAAGTGAGTCAACCGTTCGCCCAACTCGTCTCCAAGCGCATGGCCCAGCGCACCGACAAGGAACTCACCGAACTCGCGTTCGAGAAGTTCACCCGCTGGGCCATGCTGTCATCGGACAAGATGGTGTCGCTCGACGAGGTGGCATGGGTCGCGGCGCTGCTGGTGAAGGCCGTGAAGTCTGCCGGCATCGATTTGTTGCACAGGACTGAATCACAGGATGAGAATGGCGCGCGTGTTGTTGGTGTTGTGGCGAGCGATGGTGTGAAGCTTGCGGACGGTGCGGGATGATGGACGAGTATTGGGCGGAGCTGCTTGAGCGATATGCAAAGCAGATTCGCGATGACAAAGTGCGTCACATCCAATTTGAGCAGTTGCCGCTCATCGAAACAGGTTTTCACAAGGTGATTCGCGTGACTATCGACTTCGGAGAAGTGGAGGCCCAAGTGAAGGTTGTCTAAGGCGCTCTACGGCGCTGAAATCTTCGATGTCGGGACGTGGCCTGCTCAGACCGGCCCGGTAACCGTCACACTCGAAGATATCGATTCTATCGTTGCCTCATTCGAGGCACTCGGCCTGTCCCGCAAAGTTCCTCTCAAGGCGGGGCATAACGAACAGCAGCCGATGACCGATGGCCAGCCCGCGCTCGGCTGGGTCTCCCGTATTTGGCGCCAGGGCTCAAAGCTCATGGCTGACTTCGTGGACATGCCAACCGTCATCCACGAAGCCATTCGAACGAAGCGCTACAAGACGGTTTCGGTTGAATTACTGCGCAACGTCCAGGCCGGTACACGGAAAATTCCGTGGGTGCTTGACGCTGTGTCATTGCTTGGTGCCGACCAACCCGCTGTTGGCACCTTAAAAGATCTTGAGGTGCTGACGATGTCGCGAAAGACCGCTCTGCGGGCTAGTGCGCGCGTGGCCTTCCGGCGGGAATTTCATTTCACCAATTCGGAGGCCCGTAAGGGTATGGAAAAGCATGAAGTCGAAGCGGCCATCGCCGCAGCGCTGTCTGCGCAAGAGGTGAAGTTCACCTCGCAGCTCAACGCGTTGAAGACCGAGAGCGCCGCCGCGCTCGCAGCCGAGCAGGAGAAGACCCGCAAGGCTGAAATCGCCCGCCACCGCGACGCGATCAAGTCGAAGTTCGAAGCCGCGGTCAACAAGACCATCATTCCGGCGACGCGTGAGCGTTTTTACAAGCTGACGCGCATCGAAGACGACACCGCTGTGATGGCGATCAAACTGGAAGACGCCGACGAGTACATCAAGGACAACGCCGACAAGGCGCTGATGTCGAAGAGCGCGCCGCAGACTCAGCAGGGCGACGGCAAGGTCGAGCATGCGGCGACCAATGACCTGGAAGTCAGCCGACTGTCCGCCAAGGATGCAGTCGCGCGCGGGTTCAAGGCGAACGACTTCGGTGCACTCGTCGAGTCAACCAAAATCGTTCTGAAGGCAAATCCCAAGCTGGCGAAGGCGTACATCGCTGACCCGACCGGCGAATTCAAGGTGGAGGCAGCGTAATCAGTGACCACTCACATCAAAGAGGAAAAGCTGCAGGTTGCTGCGCAAGCGGATCTGACCGCCGACTCGGCCATGCACCACGCGATCAGCCTGATCAGCGGCACGATCACTCCAACGGCTCGCGAGACCATTGGCGTACTCAAGTCGAACGCGCTGTCAGGAAACAACGTGGCCGTCTGCTACTGGGGCGTCACGAAGGTTGCGGCCGGCGCGGCCGTGGGTTCTGCGGGCGCACCGCTGACAGTGACCACCTCGGGCTGGTTCACGGGTGCCACGTCGGGCATGTACACCATTGGCCGCTCGCTTGCGACTGCGGCGTCTGGTGATCTGCTGTCGGCGATGGTGGATTTCCTCAACCCGCAGTATCTCGCGACCTAACGCGCAGGAGACTTACAAGTTATGGGTTTCACTACAGGTAAGGGCCTGCACGTTGACCGGCATCTGACCAACATTGCCATCAACTACAGGCAACAGTCCTTCATCGCGGACATGATCGCTCCGGTCGTGCCGGTGATGAAGCAATCCGACAGCTACCCGATCTTTTC